GGATAATTTATAGACCGACCCGAACCCGTTCGGTAGTTTCATTCAATCACCATCCTAAAAAAGAGTATAAAAAATAAAACCAATGCAAAAAGCACGGTTTTATGATAGAATGGTGTTTGCAGGATTCATCTATCAAAATGCTTTTTGCAGGGCATGAGATAAGAGATTCCACAAAGGCGATTCGTGTTGCAGCACGGGTCGTCTTTTTATGTGTAAATCTATTTTTCAGAGCGTTCTTTCACAGTTTTCCTATACTTGCGACCGATGGCGAAACAGCCGACACCCAACAGGATGGCAGCGACACCACTAACAGGAACAGCAAGCAGCAGGAGCAATCCCAAAAGCACAAGCACAACAGCGAGAACCATGAGAATGATTCCACAGACATTGTACGTCCGGTCGGAGTATTCCTTTTTCACTGGAGCAGGTACGTCATAGGATGCGGATGCGTGTCCGTTTCCGGACGATGTACTTTTCAACACATCAGAGACACCGACGGTCGTTCGGCTATACACTGCATTATAAGCAGCCTTTTTCGGGTCATTCACAATCCCCATTCCCTTTTTACCATAAAGAGGATTCACAGCCTTTTTGACCTGCCTCTTTACTTTTCCAGTAGTCCTTGCCTTTATGCTCTTTTTGACATTCGGTTTTCTGACACCGTATTTCATGCAAAACACCTCCATTCTTTAGAACAAACCTATCACCTTGTACACTTTTCCTTGCGAAAGGAGGTGAGCAGGATGAAAGTTTTGTTATGGGAAACAAGAACCTCAAAAGGGTTCACGTTGATGGAGTTGGCGAAGAAATCCGGAATCGGAAAATCGACGCTCAACAACATCGAAAACGGTAAGGTGTCACCGACATTGTTTCAACTCGAAACGATAGCGATTGCACTGGGGGTCAAAATAACCGACCTGTTTGAATCCGAATACAAATAATTGTATCACATGACATGTTCCGTGAGTGGGAATGGGAGACGATTTCCACAATTATGGAAATGAACTCCGATATTTCCACAATCATGGAAATATGTGATATGATGTGTTTCGGAAAGGGGTGGTGTTCCCTTGCATTACAAAGAGACTATCATTGAGTTAGTCGGTAAGATACAAAGCGAAAAAATCCTCAAGAGGATATATAAATTCGTTTTATATCTGTACACCCACGAGACTGGCAGTTGAAAAAGACTGTCAGTCTTTTTTGTTATCCGCTCTCAAAGAAATGTAATAATCAACAAGTCTGTCAAATGCCTCAATATCAGCGTCAGAGGCATACAAGAGAGTTTTTATCATATTTTTGCGAGATTCATTCTCACCCGCCATGATGCGGTCGATTCTTTCAAAAAAGTCATCGTCGGTCTCGACGAACATTTCTCCCAGTAGTCAGCCACATATAATCAACACCGAACTCTCGACAAATAGATTTGATATTTGCATCAGTCAGAGAGTTTTTTCCGCTTTCAATAAGACTGACAGCACTCTTTTTCAAACCAATTCTCTCACCGAATTTTTCCATTGTAAGATTGACTTTTTCAGACTTGCGAATTTCCTTGACACGTTCACCTTGCGTCATCAGTTTCACCTCCCTCCGATGTATCTGTGTAATAAGGATAGCACCGGAAGAACAGAAAATCAATAAAAAGTTTATTGAACAAACAAAAAGGTGTTGACAAAGTTTATTTAACAAAGTATGATGTTTACAGAACAAACAAAAAGGAGGCGAAACAAGATGGAACATATAAAAGTAAGTAGCGTATCAGAGGCATGGAGGGCAGCAGCAAGAATTTTCCCGACAGATTATGAAAAGAACGAGGAGAACAGCAAACGGGCGGGTTATCCAATATATGAGACAACATCGACAGACGAGCGTTTCTCCGGATTTCACATTTCAGATCTCAACACAAGGTTAGAGGTAAACATGGGAAACGAAACGGTGACGATTTGGATTGAGGAGGACGCATTTGAAATTGTAGTCAAAGGACTGACTGAGGAGGAAAAAGAAAGCCTCAAGGAAGTGGTTGACAAGGAAATCCGGAGAATCAAATACCGGAGACATAAGGCAGAAACCTCAAATCTCCGGTATGTGATAGACCTAAATTCATAACAGATTAGAACTCATGTGAACAGCGGTTGCAATTTGCTCACTGAGTTCGGATTCGTTTTCGGGTGCATAGATGTTATCAAATTCTATGCACTCCGAAGAATCAAAAGCACAAAGAGAGAGCTCTGCGGGAACGGGTTCTCCACCGTCAGAATCGTCAAGAGGCTCAAGAATGGAAAGTTGCACATATTGTTTTCCAGTACGACGAGCATCTTGAACGAGGGAGCGGAGTTCTGAAATGCTAACAATGATTGAATCTCTCATGAAATCACCTCCTTGCATTGATTATACAATGCAGGACAGAAAAATAAAAGCCGAAACGGGGGGCAGCAGTCACCCCGTCAGCGTCCGGATGGCGACCGACGCTCTGACGATGGCAAGCCGAAAGACAGCGTCGGAATACCGTGAGAAACATGGCAGCGGGTGAACTTGCTAAAAGGTTCATAGTTGGATGACAGGTTTTCGGTGACTTTTTAAGGTGAAAAGACACAACACGGTAAATTCAGCCGGAACAGAGGCGAGGTCATGAACAGACCGAGAGAGCCTCCACAGGAGGAAACAGGATGCAGGAAATGAAATATTTCAACGAGGGAAATGATTGCGACATCTGCAAAAACCAACTCATGACAGGGCGAGACGGAACGGTCGAGGATTGCCGGAGGAGACAGAATGGGTTGTCGTGCAGATTCGAGGAGCGTGACATTCGGACATGTCCGGTGTGCGAACATGAGGTTGATCGTGAGGATATGTATTTCACAAAGGATTGTCATGGAATCCCGTTCAGACTGGTGTGTGACAGATGCTATCAGAGAATCATGTCAAAAGGATATGACGGGGAATATTACACAGAGGCAGACGAACAGATTGAGGACGACTATTGAGAGCCGAAACGGGCAGCAGTCGCCCGTCTGTGTGGGATGACCGCCCACGCATTGACAAGGCAGGTCAGAACAGGAGGTCAGACGGATGGAAGTCGGACGTATATTGCCAACCGAGGCAGCAGTCATATTGAATGTATCACCGCAATTCATCCGAATAGCGATGCAGCAAGGGAAACTCCCTATCGGAACAGCGGTGCAGATGTCATCAATATGGACTTATCACATTTCGGAGAAACTGCTTGCAGATTATTCCGGAAAAGACATACAGGCAGAACTTGAGAGAATCAGAGGAAAGAGAGGAGCGTGACATATATGTCAAAGGATGAAAGAAAAGAAATGATTGAGAATATCGCAGAGCGGTTCACACAGATGGATGACGTTGACAAGTCCTATATTGCCGGATATATGGCAGGAAAACAGGAGGAACGTCAGAAATGGGAGCAGCAGGGAAAGACAGCGGTTGCAACAGCATGAGAGTGGGATTGATAGACGTGGATGGTCACAATTTCCCGAACATCCCACTCATGAAATTGTCGGCATGGCACAAACAACAGGGAGACACGGTTGAGTGGTACGAGCCACTTTTCAGCGGTCACATGAACAGAGTGTACATGTCAAAGGTTTTCAGTTTTACACAAGATTATCCGTATTTTGTGGATGCGGATGAAGTTATTCGAGGAGGGAGTGGATATTGCATCGAACTGACAGACGGTCGGGAACACTACCAAAAAGAACGAGACAAAGAACTCCCTCCGGAGGTTGAACACATATATCCGGATTATTCCATATATCCGGAATTGACGCAGGACAAAGCGTTCGGATTTTTAACAAGAGGATGTCCGAGAGGATGCGAGTTCTGTCATGTTGGATGTAAAGAGGGAAAGCGATCGCACAAGGTCGCTGATCTGTCAGAGTTTTGGAGAGGACAAAAAAATATTGTCCTATGCGACCCGAACACGTTGGCATGTCCGGAACACATGGAATTATTGCAGCAGTTGAAAGACAGCAAAGCAAGAGTGAATTTCAATCAAGGGTTAGACATCCGTCTCATGAATGAGAGAAACATTGAATTGCTAAAACAGATAAAACTCGAAACGATACATGTGGCATACGACAGGTACACAGACAAGGATATCATTGAGGCAAAAATGAAGATGTTCAAGGAAATGACGGGGTACAACAAAGACAGAGGGAGGGTGATGGTTTATATCCTGTGCAATTTCGACACGACCATTGAGCAGGACATTGAACGAATACAATTTTGCAGATCACTGGAGTTCATACCATATCCGATGATATACGACAAGGAACACGCAGACCCCATATATAAAAAACTTCAAAGGTGGTGTAACAATTTTGTGTTTTGGAAAACACCAAGATTTGAGGACTACGATGCAAGCATAAGGAGGTGAGGAGTACAGTCAGAATCATTCAAAATGAATATGCAGAGCATGAGAAAAAAGAGCAAAAAGAAAGGAGACCGTTGCAGCGGTCTACCGTTTAGCAGTCTGTGTCAGACGCTCAAAACCTAAAAATATTATAGCAAATCTGACACCATATTGCAAGCATGAAAAAGCGGGAAAACCCCGTGATTCAAAGGGTTTCAGACCCTTTTGACGACCTTGTGATGGATAGTAACAAGTCGTTGAAAAGTATATATAAGGGCAGCAGGAGGAACGGTGTCAGAATGGCAAAGAGAAAGAAAGGGATGACGTTCATCCCGTATGACTATGAGGCAGCATACAACAAGAGCCTTGAGGATATGCACGAGTTCTTTGTTGAGCAGATGTTCAAGCAAGGGAAAAAGGTTGTATATGCACTCAAGGAGATACGAGCAGGAGACCAGTTCGAGGTTGAGATATATCCACAGTTCAAGAAAATGGATGAAGTACCTCCGGAGGGTCGGAGTATCAAAAAGGACAATGACAAGACTCAAAGGAATCTGAATGACAAGAACGCAAGGAAATATGTGGAGCGTCTTATCAATGAGAATTTCACGGACAGGGATTTGTGGCTCACGTTTACATACGACAATGAGCATCTCCCTCCGGACGGAGACATCGACGCAGCAATCAAGAACGTGCAGAAATTCATCCGACGGGTGAATTATCAGAGAAAGAAAAGGGGTCTCCCGAACGCAAGATATGTCTATGTGACCGCCTACAATCCGACAGAGGAAATCCGGTGGCATCATCACATTGTCATGGATGGCGACATGGACATGGATGTGGTTGAGGGATGTTGGAAACAGAGCAGCAGGAACGAGGTTCGGAGGCTGCAAAAGGACGAGAACGGTTTGACAGGAATGGCAAAGTATATTGTCGAGGAAAAGAACAGGGTGAAATCGGAGAAACGGTGGAACTCCTCACAGGGATTGAGAGACCCCGACATCAAGGTGGTTCATTCCAAGAGACCGACAGCAAAAGCCGGAGGATATAAGAAAATCGGAACATACGTCGAGACCATGAGAAAAGGACATGAGCAGGTTCGTGAGCAGATGTTGAAATGGTATCCGGATTTTGATTTTACGGATGCGGGAATTTATTACAACGATTTCAACTCAATGTTCTACATACGGGCGAGAATGAGGAAACGGAGGCAGCAATGAAAGTAAAAAGAAAGAGAAGAATGAGCAGGAGGAGACGGGAACGGACATATATTGCGGTGATGGTATTACTGGCGATCGCTGTGAGCATAGGTCTGACACGCTCTGTCATGCGAGATGACAAGGAATTTGAGGAGTATGAGAAGCAGTCGCAGGAGTTCAATGCACGGATGCAGAGAATCGACGAGAAAAGAGAGGCATCCGGACAAAATGCAATGCTTGAGCAGGTGCGAACATGGCAGCAGGACACAGAACCGGACAAGTATGCAGTATTTGACACCATGTCGGCAGACTGGGGAGGCGAGGAGGATGGATTCGTGCTTTATGAGATACCGGAGGAATACAGTCGGACAGGTGGCTATTTTCCGGAAAAGATGCAGGTATATACATATTGCGTCTGCAAGCAGTACGGGGTCAGATATGACCTTGTGGTCGCTCTGATTGAGAAAGAATCCGGATATAAATTCGACAAGGTTGGTGATGATGGTCATTCTATCGGGTACATGCAGATATATGAGGAGTGCCACAGAGACAGGATGGAGCATCTGAACGTCACAGACCTCACGAACCCATATCAGAACGTACTCGTCGGGATTGATTACCTGTCGGAACTGATTGAGAGATACGGAACGATTCAAGATGCACTTGCAGCGTATAACTACGGGGAGCAGGGAGCAAAACAGCACCTATGGAAAAAGGGAATTTATGTGTATGACTACAATCAGACCATCATGAACCGGATGAAAGAAATTGAGGAGGAACTGGAGCAGGATGCAGGTGATTGAGAGGATTCTGCACATGTTGAGGGTCAAGGATTGCAGACATGTGTGTCTGTTCTGCGAATATTATGACATGTGCAAGCAGGAAACGCAGGAAAGAGGTGAAAGAGAATGAACATGAGATATGCAATGAGGAGTGAGGACACGGAGCAAATCAACGTCGTGTCGTGGGCGAACTGGAATGTGAACCGCTATCCGGAATTGAAATGGTTGCACCATATACCGAACGGAGGCAGCAGGAACAAACAGGAGGCGGTCAAATTCAAACAGATGGGTGTCAAGGCGGGTGTATCTGACTTATGTCTCCCATACCCGAAAGGACTGTATTGCGGAATGTACATCGAGATGAAATTCGGTGATAACAGGCAGCAGGAGACACAAAAAGAGTTTCTTGAGGACATGGCAGCAGTAGGACATTTCGTTGTGACATGCTATTCGGCAGAGGAGGCGGTAAAAGTCCTTGAGGAATATCTGAATCTTTCGGACTGGGAACACATGGAGAGAAATCGGAGAATGAGCATCCCGAACAACAGCATCCTCAAGAATGGTGAGGTCAAAGAGAGCAAACCGAGGAAAAAATGAGGAGGTGCAGCAGGATGACGGTCAAGGACATTATGACATTGCTTGAAAGTCCGGACAGGGTGAGGGTTATCAAGGACGGTGAGGAGATATACAACCAGTATTTCGCAAATATGCAGGTTGACAAGGACATCGTCGCACAGATAGGAGATGCAGAGGTCAAGAGGTTCAGAGCAGTTCCGGAAATCCGACACAAGAGATGGAGAGAATTGAATCTAATGCAGCCACTAAAGCCGGAAGAAACACCGGACTATTCTTTCAGAGATTTGCAGTTGTGTATATACCACACAATCACGATATAGCGGGGAGGTGAGGACATGAGGAAAATCATCATCGTGGCAGCAGTCGTCGCCACAGCACTGGCAGCAGGATTCACGTTCGTCCTTTACAAAGTCGGTGAAGAAATGAACATGAACCGCTGCGGGTGGAGATAACAGGACAGTAGCAAGAGGATAACAGGAGGAACAGGAAAAAATGAGAATTATTGCAGTAATGTCACCGAAAGGTGGAATCGGAAAGACAACGACATCGGATGCGATCGCTTACATGTTGGGAGAGGAGCAGGAGAAACGTGTTCTCATTCTTGATGGAGACCCGCAGGGCGATACATCCAAAACATTCGAGGCATACGAGCCGGAGGGAACAGGAATGAGTGAACTGCTTGAGCGTCATGTGAGCGTGGGCGGGTCATACCGCACAACGGACTTGATAAGACCGACACAGTACAGTCACATTGACATCATTCCTGCAAACGGGTACTTGATGCAGACTGACATGAACCTGCTGCTCAAGCAGGAGGCAAACCAAGTCACAAGGTTGCGGGATGCACTGGAGGAAGTATCAGAGGCATACGACTATTGCATTTGTGATTGCGGTCGTCTGCTTGACATGGTGGTCATCAACATTCTACTGGCAGCAGAACTCGTCATTGCACCCGTAAAGGTCGGAGGATATGAAAACGAGGCGATTCACAATTTGCAGGAGCAGGTTGACGATCTCCGGGAAATCAATCCGGAACTCCGAATCAAGGGTCTTGTGACCATGAGACAGAAAAACAAGACATCACTGGATTTTGAGGAATGGATGAAAACCAGTTCCGGATTTGATATGTTTGTCACTCCGATTCGTCGGTCGATTGTAGCAGAAAAGGCATCCATGAAAATGGCAATCCTCCCACAGTTTTCAAAGAACTGCATCGTGTCACAGGACTATCGCAATGTGGTTCATGAATTACTCAAGGAACTGGAGGGATAGACATGGAAAATATAAAAATTTTCAAAATGGATGATTATTCATGGTATGCAGCACACAATCTCATGGAATTTTTGAACTGGTACAACAAACACATAGACAGTATAGAAACTCCGGACGACTTGTCAGAGTTGGAAATCATCGAACCGGAGGACGGAACGATGTGGAGTAACGAAAACATAACGCAGGAGGATGTCGAAACACTGGGAGATGCGGATGAAATATGCAGAGGAGGAATCGGAGACCTAAAGAGACATGATGGAGATATATTCAAGATGCAGACATTCGCTGACGTACTGGGAGACGAGGACATCAAAGAACCGTATGAGATAGCGTCAACAGAATGGTGAGGTGACAGGAATGACGGCGAAAGAAAGAGAAATTGTCGAAAGGCTCAATCATCCGGTGTACACGACGGATTTTCTTGAGGAGTGGATTCAGAGAAAAGACAATGTGTTCATAAATGCACCCGCAGCATTGCAAGCAATGGGAGCAAAAGGATTTTATGAGGCAGTCAAACAAATGGCAAAGAATGAGGAGGAAAAAGGACAATGAGCAATATCATCAACACAGCACCGTGTCGATTCTGCGGACAGATGGTGCAGATTGACAGCGAGGAGAAATTGACACAGCCACAGGCAGAGGAACAGGCGACAATGTCCTGCACCTGCGAACAGGCGGTTGAGTATCAGAAAGAGAAACAGAGGAAAGAAAAAGCAATACAGAACGTCGCTGCATTATTCGGAGAGATGGCAGCAGCGGAAAAGAGATGCGGTGAGGGCATCGTGAAACTGCTCAATGCAGCAGTCGAGGAGATATACACCGGAGGACTTGCAAAGGTCACTCTGAACCTCCGAGGGGGGTCAAAGCATCAATTTCACAAAATGCAAAGGGTGAAATCAATGTCGAGCGTACAGAGACCAAGAAACAGAAATTGACGGAATAAGGGAGCAGATGCGTGTGACAGAAAGAGAAATATGCGGGTCATTCCGGAGAGCAGAGAATCAAAAGCAGCAGATTCAGATTTTGACGGAACTGACCTGCAAAAGCAAGTATCAGATTATCGGTATATTGCTGCGGAATGGCGAGAAAGTACCGAAAAGCATTGAAAACCAGTTATTCAAGAGACTGGATGCACTCGACGCACAGATTTTTGAGTGTGAAATGGAATACAAAGAAATCGTGACCGCATTGACGGGAGAAAACAGGAGGAAAGAAGATGGCAACAGGATTCAGCGTCATGGACGCACTGAACAAGAACAGCAAGGCAGGAGTTGACGAATCACCGAGAGCGAGATTCCGGACAAAGGACATTTCAATTTTCAAGATGTACCGGAACAAACTCAATTTCTACGATTTGGCAGATATTGAGGAACTGGCAGGAGACATCCTCATGTATGGTCTCAAACAGAATCTTGAGGTTGTATTTGAGCCGAATGAGCAGGGTGAATATAGAATCGTCGCAGGTGAGAGACGGTGGCTTGCACTCAAGCACCTTGTCGAGCAGGGATATAAAGATTTTGAGATTGCGACCTGCAAACTGACCACACCGCAGGACGAGGACGAGGAGCAGGTGGAAATCATCATCGCAAACGCATACCGGACAAAGTCTCTCAAGGATGTCATCGAGGAGGAACAGCGTCTCAAAGCGTGTCTTGAGCGTATGAAAACGGATGGAAAGAAAATCAAAGGATATGACCTCCAGTCCGGTCGCCTCCGTGATGTCATCGCCTCAATGCTCAAGATGTCAAAGACCAAGATCGCACAGATTGAGAGCGTCAACAACAATCTGATTCCGGAGTTTCGAGAAGAACTCAACAACGAGCGTCTCACATTCTCCGCAGCGTATGAGTTGAGCGGGATGTCTCCGGAGATGCAGCAGGAGGCACTTGCAAAATACAAGGAAAACGGAGAATTGTCCTATACGGAAATCAAGGACATGAAATCACCGCAAAAACCGGAACAGGAGCAGGATGCAGCAGGGCAGCAGGACACCGTGTCAGATTCAGAGCAGCAGTCATCAGAAAACAGCATGAATCCTCCGGAAGAAAAGAAAGCGGGCGACGATTATGAGACACCGCATCCGGAGGGAATCACATCAATCTGCTATTCCTGCACCGAATACGAGACCTGCAACGTAAAGACCGGAACATGTACCTCATGCGACCAGTACAAGAACCGTGCAGAGGCATACAAGACAGACGAGCAGAGATATAACGAGGAGCAGGATGCAATCGACCGTGAAACAAAAAAGAAACTCCGTGAACAGGCAGAGGAGGAGAAGATGAACAACCTCCCGTCAGACACACAGGAGAACGGTCAGAAAGTGCATCACATTAAACTGGGAGCAACATTTTTCGAGGAGGTCGCATCCGGAGAAAAGACATTCGAACTCCGGAAGAATGACCGAGGCTATAAAAAGGGCGACATCCTTGAGATGATGGAGTTCAAGGACGGAAAGAACACAGGACGCACCGTGAGAGTGCTTGTGACATATATCCTTGAGGAGTTTGCAGGTCTTGAGGACGGATATTGCATCATGGCAACATCACTCATGAACGAGAACGGAGAACCATTTGACAGAGCAGACCTCAATCAGATCTGTGCAGATATTAGAGCAAATGGTGACGGGTATATTGATGGTGGTGAGGAGTATATCATGATTGAAAATGCAGTCGGAATCATTGCAGGGGGAAAAGAAGATTGAAAACAATATATGTGAAAGTGTATTCGACACAAGAAGCAGAGGAATACGCAAAAAACCTCTACAGAATTTTAAGGGATTGCACACCAGTCATTGCAGATTTGTGTTTGAAGAAAGCAGAGGTAAGGACAGAAACCGTGCTTGTGAAATATATTTCAAATAAAAGAACAGACGGAATGAGATGCGATATACCGTGCGGATTTGGAGAATTAGGAAAAATAATGGCAGGTATGAAACCGTACAAGGAAATAAAAGACGGAAAAGAACTTGTGGATTTCATCATAAAGGAAGAGGAGAGCGGAAAGTGAAAAAAGGACAAACAGTTAAACAGGAGGAACAGGAGAATGAATGAAATCAGACGAGGAGAAATATTCTACATCGCACGAGGGGGGGGGCGACGAACGGGAGTGAACAATTTGCGGACAGACCCGCAGTTGTAGTCAGCAATGACGAGAACAACAAGCACTCCGGAGTGATTGAGGTTGTGTATATGACGACGCAACCGAAAACAGACCTCCCGACACATGTGACCGTCCGCAGTACCGGACGATTATCCACAGTATTGTGTGAACAGGTATCGTCAGTATCGACCGACCGTGTGAATAACTACATCGGGCAGGTATCGGAGCAGGAAATGAAAAACATCGACATCGCTCTCATGATTTCCTTACAGTTGAGCGGTGGAGGAAAGACATCAAAGCAGTACAATGAGACGATTCAGAAACAGCAGGAGGAAATTGAATACTATCGCAACAAAATTCAAGCGATGCAGCAGTCGTCAGAAGAAAAGAAAACCGAAAAGCCACAGGAGGCAGCAGGAGAGACATCGGAGATTGTTGTGAGGCTTGAGACGGAGCGTGACACATACAAGGCATTATATGAGCAGTTATTCGAGAGGATGCTGAATGGAGGAACAGGAAAGTGAAAAAAGGGCAATTAAAAGCATTATTCATCGAGGCAAAGGGAACAGGTCAGAAATATATCGGTGTAATGATTCAGACAGAGGGCAGCAGTGAACCGGAGGTCATAATCAATCCGAAAGAGAATTTCAATGCAAAATTCGACTATTACATGGCAGCGTATGACGATGATTTGATTCTGATTGCAGCAAAAGGGAAAAAGGACATCAGAATCACGGGAGCAGCAGCGGGAGCATCGTTCGAGGACATCCAGTCACAACTCATTGATGAAAAAGCGTCATCCGGATGGAAAGAACAGATTGCGGATGCAGTGGACAGGGTTGTCGATAAGATGCTGAAAGAAACTCCTCCGGGAACGGAGGAGGAGAGACAGAACTGCGAGACCATGAGAGAGACAATCAAAGGAATGTTCCTCACGCAGAGACGCTCAAAGACAGAGGCAGCGTTCATCACCGAGAATATTGACAGATACGAGGAATTGTTTGAAATCTGCATGAATGGAGATGATGCACAGTTCAAAAAGGGCATCACGGAATTGCAGAAAGCACAGAATGAGTATATTTTGCAGAAAGAGAGGGAAAACGGATGAACAAGGTCATTTTGATGGGTCGTCTCACGAGAGACCCGAATGTCAGATATTCACCGAGGAATAATTCACAGGAGGAAATGGCGATCGCACGATACACACTTGCGGTTGACCGCAGAGGAGCAAAAGACGGGCAGCAGTCAGCGGATTTCATTTCCTGTGTTGCGTTTGGACGAGATGGAGAGTTCGCAGAAAAATATCTCAAGCAGGGAACGAAAGTGGTTGTCACTGGACGGATTCAGACGGGGTCATATACGAACAGAGACGGTCAAAAGGTCTATACCACAGACGTGATTGTCGAGGAACAGGAATTTGCAGAGAGTAAGAAAGCAGCAGGGCAGCAGGACGGGAACAACGGAGGGTATTCGGACGCAGGTGACGGTTTTATGAATATTCCGGACGGAATCGACGAAGAACTCCCTTTCAATTAGGTGCGGAGGAGGATGGAGACATGGGATTCGTGGAAAAGGTGAAAAACGTCATTTCAAAACTGCGGGCAGCGGGAAAGACAGAGAAAGAGGTGTCTGAAATCATCGAACAGGCAGCAGAGGCAGCAACGGTCTTGAAAAAGACGGAATCTCCGGAGCATCCGGAGAAAATCAAGGCAGCAGGAGGAGAAAACCTGCAAGATGCTCTTTTGAAAGTGGGAATCAGTGCAAAAGAGGCATTGACCGCATTTGAGAGCATATACAGACTGAGGAGGCAGGAAAAGTCGAATAATTGGAGGAAATATCATGGATTGCCTCTGAAAAGGTCAAAAGGAGGAAAACGACGTGGAGACAGAAAAAGAAATGACAGCAATTCAGAAAACACAGGTATATCTTGAGAATTATCGGGAAATAGAGCGATATATCAAGGATGCAATTTCGGAAGTATCACAGATTGACGATGTATCAAGATATAACATTTCGGCAGAGAAAGCGTTCCTCCAGTCCATCAGAGAGTGCAAGGCAGAGACGGTCATTCTGTTCGAGCACATGAAAAAGGCTCTTGCATCGCTGAAAGAGGATGCAGAGGCAGCAGGTGAGGGGTACAAGTACGACGCACTTGAGGCAGTATATATCAAGGGCAAGTCATACGAGGATATTGTGAGGGAGACAGGATGCGGAAAGAACTCACCGAAAAAGTGGTGCAGATCAATGACAGAACGTCTCTCAATCAAATTATTCGGTGCAAAAGCAATCGAAAATGACAAAATCGGAGTGAAATGAGAGTGAAAACGGGGTGAAATGAGGGTGATTTCGGGGGTAAAAAGTGGGTGAACAAAAGCAAATATAAACGTGCTAATATGATAACGTGAACAGTTGAGTGAGCGATTGCAGAGATGCAGTCGCTTTTTTCTTGCCTGTTTGCCCTCCTGTTATATGCGGGCAGCAGGACACTATCATGTGCGATGTATGCCCGCCTCTTGAAAGACATGAGAGGCAGCAGGAGACCGATGGACAGAGAGGAGTGAGCAGTGTGTTATTGAAAGCATGTAAGGGATGCGGTCGCCTTATCCCACAGGCATTGACCATGTGCGAGCAGTGCGAGGCAAGGCAGCAGTCAAGGCATGTGACATATAACAATACACGCAGAGACCCACGAGCAGCAGAGTTCTATCTGTCAAAGGAATGGCGGGAGTTGAGACCTGTCATCATGAGTGTGTATGAGTATGTGGATATATATGCTCTGTATGTTGAACACCAGTTGATAACACTGAAAGATTCAGACCCCATCCACCACATCATAGAACTTGAGGAGGACTGGGAGCAGAGGTTGAACCCATTGAACTTGATACCCTTGAGCCATCGGACACACAACACAATCACAGCACTATATAAACAGAGCAATGCAAGCATGAAAGCAACACAGACACAGTTGAGGTCGCTGATTGATTACCATTTCAAAGAGGCAGGGGGATATGAAAAAGTTTTATGTGACCGTTTCTTAGTCGCACCCCCTCTTTTCTTTGGAGAAAACTCCCCACGAGAAAATCAAGACACAGGGGAGTGACGAAAAGGTGTCAGAATGTGACACGAAACTCGTGAACACTGGACGGAAAGGGGGTTGATGCTGCATGGCAGGACAGAGACAACCGACCGATTTGGTGGTCATGAAAGGGAAAAAACACCTCACAAAAGCAGAGATTGAGGCGAGAAAAAATGCGGAGGTGGTCGCCCCAAACGACAAAGTCAAGCCTCCGGCATATTTGACACCGGAACAAAAGAAGAAATTCCGGAAATTGTCAAAAGAACTGCTTGCAATCAAACTCATTGCGAACGTGGATTGTGATGCACTGGCGAGATTACTGATTGCACAAGACCAATACATCGAGATAACGGACAAAATCAGAGAAACTCCGTTGATGGTCGATGTTCCGGTCTATGAGATGCGAGAGAATCCGGACACAGGAGAACAGGAACGTGTACAGGTCGGAACACGGGAGGTTGTGAACGGTGAGAGGGAGCGTCTCATGATTATACAAGACCGCTGCATGAAACAATGTCGGCAGGGGGCATCGGATTTCGGAATGACGGTCAGCAGTCGGTGTCGGTTGGTAGTTCCGAAAGCAAAGGAAACAAAACCGGAGAACAAATTCGCCAAGTATGCGAGTTCATAAATGGCAGCAGGGGCAACAGTGACCGACCGTTGCACACAATACGCTCTTGATGTCGTTGCAGGTGTCATCATTGCAGGTGAATATGTCAGACTGGCATGTCAAAGGCATCTTGACGACCTCGAAAAAGCGAAAGCAGCACCATACAAATATTATTTCGACGTTGAAAAGTCCGAGGAAATCATCAATTTTGCGGAAGAATTGACAATCGCAGAGGGTGACGAACAGGAAAATGTGACAGCGTACCCGTTCCAGTGTTTCATTTTAGGGTCTCTGAATGGGTGGAGGACAAAAGAAAAGGGTCACAGACGGTTCAGAACGTCCTATGTACAGTTAGGCAGACAGAACGGTAAGTCGTTCATCAATGGTATTTTAGCGTGTTACTATGGCAATTTTGACGGGTACAAATACGGAAAAATCTTTTGTACTGCGACAAAACAAGACCAAGCGAACATTGTTTTTGATGAAATTGTAAAATTCATAAATTCCGACGAGGATTTGTCGGAGTGGTTCAAGGTGCATGAGCATAATCACACGATAGATTGTCTCTGTACACATTCGGAAATCAAGGCATTATCCGGAGATACCAAGTCACTGGACGGACACCGTGCATATTTGGGAATAGTTGACGAATACCACGCTCACAAGACAAATCAGATGTACAAACTGCTTGAGGGAGGTATCAAGAAATTAAAATCCGCACTGATCTCCGTCATAACGACAGCGGGGTTCGATTTGAAATCGCCTTGCTACAAGTTATATGAGTATTGCTGCAATCTGCTGAAAGGTGTGTTTGAGAACGACAGTCAGTTCGTGTATATAGCACAGTTGGACACAGCGGATGACCTATACAAAAAGGAGAACTGGATAAAAGCAAACCCGATTCTCGAATATGACGAGGATGCACTGGAGAATCTCGTTCCGGTTGCGAATACTGCCCGTGATATGGGCGGGGAGGATTTGCGAGATTTCCTCGTTAAGCAGTTAAACATGTGGATGCAGTGGTCAAACGCACTGTACATCAAGGACATTAAAGACTGGAAACGATGTGCAGCATTGCGAACGCTCAAGGATTTCAGAGGCTCAAAATGCTATGTCGGAGTTGACCTGTCGTCCGGAGGCGACTTGACATCCATCGCAATCGTCATCCCGTACATGGTTGACGGTGTGAAAAAGTATTTTGTGCATACTCATTCATTCATCCCTGCGAGCAGAGTGGACGAGCATATCAAGACGGACAAAGTTCCGTATGATGTATGGATTTCAAAAGGTCTCGTGACAGTCACGGAGACACTGGGAGGAATAAAGACAGATTACAAGTACATCATCAAGTACCTTGAGGATTTAATCAAACAGAATGATTTGAAACCTCAACTTGTGTGTTATGACCCGCACAACGCATCTGCGTTCCTGTCAGACCTTGAGGCACTGGGATTCGATTCTGTGGCAATTACACAGACAGCAAAGGAACTCAATGACGCAACAGTTGATTTCAGACTGGAGATAAAAGCAGGAAACGTCGTGATTGAGGGAACAGAAGTCGGAAAAGGCAAGGTTGTTCCGTTCGATGAACTGCTGACGTGGTCGATTGCAAATGCAAAGACTATCTCGAACAGTTACGGTGAAATCAAAATCGACAAGGCACTCGACGAGGACAGAATCGACCCGATTGACGCAATCATCGACGCATGGAAAGCAGCAATGAAAGAGGAGTATAAGCCGGACACAAATGAGGTCGTGAATGAGTGGCTTGAAATGTATGAGAAATACATGGGGAAAGGCGGTGAGAAAGAATGAACCCATTTAGAAAAATAGCAAACAGTTTGATGAACTGGTGGAAAGGTGAAACTGCACCGGAGGTCAGTGATTCAACGGAACTGACAGGCGGGGTGATGACGCTAAACTCACCGTCATTCCTTGAGAGCATGGGTTTGAGCAGGAGGAGAAAGACAACATCAGAGGTGACATATTTCACATGTCTCAAGATGCTGTCGGAAACTCTTGCGAAAATGCCTATCAAATATTATCAGAGAACGGACAAAGGAATCATTGAGGCAGAACAGACGGACACGTCGAGACTGCTGACCAAGAGACCGAACCCGTTCATGACACCGACGGTATTTTGGAACACAGTGGAAATCAACCGCAATCACTACGGGAACGCTTATGTGTACATAAGAAAGAAATTCATCCGGAAGAAATACGGAGGAGAGGTCAAAATTCTTGACCTGTGGGTGATGCAATCGAATTGTGTTCAGATTGTTGTGGATGATGCAGGCATATTCGCAGGAAAAGGACGCTTGTGGTATGTCTACACAGACCCGACATCCGGAAGTCAGTATGTATTTGACACGAGTGAGGTCATGCACTTCAAAACATCATTCAGTTTTGACGGTGTGACAGGTTTACCAGTTCAGCAGATTCTCCGTGACACGATTTCCGGAGCATCAGCGTCACAGAGATATATGAACAGCCTATATGAGAGCGGACTGACAGCAAAAGCGACGCTTGAATATACGGGAGAGTTGAATGATAAAGCGAAAGAGGCACTTGTGAAGTCGTTCGAGGATTTTGGCAGCGGAGCGAGGAACACAGGGAAAATCATTCCCGTACCGTTAGGGATGAAACTGACACCACTCGACATCAAATTGTCAGATTCACAGTTCTTTGAATTGAAAAAATACACTGCATTGCAGATCGCAGCAGCGTTCGGTGTGAAACCGAATCAAATCAACGACTATTCAAAGTCGTCCTATGCGAACAGTGAGTTGCAGCAGTTGTCTTTTTACGTTGATACAGAACTGTTCGTCATCAAGCAGTATGAGGAAGAAATCAACTATAAAATGCTGACGGACGAGGAACAGGATGACGGTTTTTATTACAAATACAATGAAAAAGTTCTTTTCCGGACAGATTCAAAGACACAAATGGAATACCTGAAAAATGGTGTCAGTGGATCAATCATGAAACCGAATGAGGCACGACGCAAACTTGACCTCCCCGATGGAGAGGGTGGCGACACTTTACTTGCAAATGGTAGTATCGTTCCGCTAACAATGGCGGGAGCAGCATATCAGAAAGGTCAAATCGAGCAAGAGGAGACCGAAAAACCGGAGCAACCGGAGGAAGAAACAGAGCCGGACACAGAGCAGCCGGACACAACAGGACAACCGGACGAAACCGACGAGGCAGAGGACGAGGAAGAACAGGAAGGAGGTGAATAATCATGGCAAAGAAAAGACGTTTTGATTTCACAAAAAAGAATAAACGCAGCGGAAAAGTTGAAAATGTCGGCTATTTGGATTTGGAACAGGACGAGGAACAGAGCAGATGTTCCTTGTATTTCTACGGTGACATTGTATCAGCAACATGGGAATCCATGTGGTTCGAGGAGGACAGATGCCCGCAGGACATCGCAGATTTCCTCAACCAGTTGGATGGATATGAGGACATCGACATCTATTTCAATTCCGGTGGCGGTGATGTATTCGCAGGACTGGCAATCTATAACCAGTTGAAACGATACTCCGGACATAAGGTCGGATATGTTGATGGAATGGCTGCGTCAATCGCATCTGTCATCATGTTCGCATGTGATGAACTGCATTTTGCGACAGGAGCACAGGCGATGATTCACAAGCCTTTATGTATGGCATGGGGCAACGCAGACGATTTCAAAGAGGTCATCAAACAACTTGATTTATGCGAGGATTCAATTCTCGACGTTTACGAGGAACACTTGAAAGAGGGTGTGACGAGAGACAAAATCAAGTCTTTCATGGCGAAAGAAAAGTGGTTCAGCGGTGCAGAACTGGCAGAGTATTTCGACGTTTTGATTGATGAAAAGGCAGCAGTCGCAGCGTGTGCATCAGATTATTTTGAAAAATACAACCATGTTCCGGAGAGCATCAAAGGAACAGCCACAAAGGACATTGTCGATGCGGTGCTTGCGGAACTGGAGAACAGGAACAATGCAGCAGCAGAGGCAGAGAAACAGAGAATCGAGGCAGAAAAGCAGGATATTCTTGCAGACCTCGACATGTATGGAATTTAAGAAAGAGAGGACATGATTCATGAACAAGGAAATGCAGAAACTGTTGAAAGCAATCAACGACAAAAAGAATGAGGTCAAGAGCCTTGTGAAAGATGGAAAACTCGACAAGGCAAGGACAGCAAAAGATGAACTCAAAGAGTTACAGGAAAAGTTTGACCTCCTGTTTGATTTGGACGAGGAGGAACACGAGGAGATCGAGGACAAGGTGGCGACGGGAGCAGCAAAGACCATCGGGGGAAAAGCGGACAAGAAAAACCTCGTGAAAGCGTTCGTCAATATCGTCAAGTGCGGATTCTTAAAGAGAGAACCGGACGAGGGAGATGTCAAGGTGTACAAGGATGCGTTAAGCACAGACACCACAAAGGGAGACGATGATGAAATGGGAATCGGTGTCACCGTTCCGGAGGACATCAGAACAGACATCATCGAGTTAAGACGTTCAGAGGATAATCTGGAGCAGTATGTCAATGTTGAGAACGTAACCACAAAGAGCGGTTCGAGAAACATTGAGGTCAATGCAGATTCCACCCCGTTTGACAATGTGGACGAGGAGGCAGATTTTCCCGACATGGATGAGCCGAAGTTCAAAAAGATTGCGTATGCAATCAAGAAAAAGGGTGGCATCTTAAAAATCACCGCAGAACTGTTTGAGGACACCGCATCAAATGTCATGGCATATATCAACAAGTGGATTGCCAAGAAAACAAAGGCGACAAGAAATGCGATGATTCTCAAGGTTGCGGATGAGATGACAAAGGGGAAAGAGGTTGTGATTTCCACAATCGACAGCCTCAAGGACGTGTTCAACGTGGGTCTCGACCCTGCTATCGCAGCCGGAGCAATGGTCGTCACAAATCAGAACGGGTACAACTATCTCGACAAGTTAAAGGATAAGGACGGAAAGTATATTTTGCAGCCGAATCCTACACAGCCGACACAGATGATGTTGTTCGGTAAATATCCGATTGTCAAGGTGTCAAAAAGGACTGTGAAATCTGAATCTGTGTACTCACCTGCGTTCACAATCTCCGGTAGCAAATTAGCAATCGACGGAACAACCACAGCAATCGACGCATCAGCAACTTCCGACGTGACAGCATGGAAAGTCGTGAAAGGAAAGTATGTTGTAACTTGCAAAGGACAGGAGCAGGAAACGACAGTCGATGCAAAGGTGTACGCATACAAGCATCCTGTGTATATGGGCGACTTAAAAGAGGCTATCACATTATTTGACAGAAATGTCATCACCATCGACATGAACGACAAGGCAGCAGGTTTGTGGGAGAAAGACATGACTGGAATCAAGGCTCGTGACCGTTTCGACGTGCAGCCTGCTGATGATGAAGCAATCATCAAAGGCAACATCACGGAAGTTGTGCAGGGATAAGAAATGCAGCAGGGCGGGAACACCCGCCCTGTGATTGAAAGCAGGTGAATGAAATGACGGACGAGGAAAAGAAAGAGTATAGAGACAAACTGGTTGAGGACTGCATGAAATACAATCACATCGACTATGACGACGACAAGGACATTGTCGAGACTATGGTTGAGGCGATTGCATCAGAGGAATTGATGGAACTGATTCCGAATTTCGACCCATACAATTTGACCGCCCGTCAGAGATTGCTTGTATATTCTTTCGTCAAGGAATTGTATGACCACAGGGAGAAGTATCAGAACGGTACACAGCAACTCACAAATGCGGTCTCAACCATGCTACTCAATGAAAAGTATGGAGGGAGCAGTGAATGACCGGACGGGTGAAAATAATCAGAGTGACCACAGAAATCAAGGAGGGCAGGAAAGAACCGACCACAGAGGTGTTTTATGAGTGTTGGTGCGATGTTCAGAGTTTGGGAACAAATGAGAAATACACAGCACTGCAAGCAGGTCTTGAGAACACCATTGTTTTCAAGGTTCGGAATTGCAAGCGGATGAAAGAGGTCAGAAAGAAAATGAAAGAGTTCTATGCAGAGTATGACGGAACACGATTCGACATCTATGACGCATCACCGATGTTCACAGATAACGGATGGGTGCTTGTGAAATGTCGTGCGGTTGCATAGGTGTCACATTCTGACACGGAGGTGAGGACATGAAAATTGACATTGAGTTCAAAGGACTGGAGGAACTGGTAAAAGCGTTTGAAAGTGCTGCATCGGATGAAGATATTGCACAGGTAAATAAAGCGATCGCTGAAAAAGGAGAACCAGTTGTACAGAGAATCATGTCCGGAAAAATCCCAAAGTCAAAGGACATCAAAAAAAGTGGGCGAGGGTTCGGTTCAAAATCATCAGTGTCCGCACATGCAGCAGATGAAATCCCTATCGGGAAAGTAAAGGTGAACGGTACGGGAGCGACAGCAGATGTCGGATGGGAAAAGAACACACAGGACGAGGGCGGTCATTTCTACGTCCGTTTTATTAACTGGGGAACGATTTACAGACCGCCACAAGAGTTCATATATGCAACAGGCAGGGAGGCAGATGCAGAACTGCAAAAGATAGCAGAACAGGAATATCAAGCGTATTTAGACAGGACAGTGGGGTGATAAGCATGGACAGCAGTCCGGACATCATAAAAGACGCATCAGACGTACTCAAGCCGATAGAGGACAGAGGAATCACCGTGATGCAGGGGTGGTATGACAAAGACCTCAACAAATGTCATGTGACATTGTGGGATTTGGGCGAAACCGATGATAATTTTTCGGATGATGATGCGGAGGGAGTGACACTTTCCTTGCAAGTCACCATTTTCTCAAAAGAGGACGAGGTGGAACTGGCAAGGGAAATCAAGTCTCTCATGAAAGAGAATGGGTTCTCATTCGAGGGGAGAAACGGAGACGATTCAAAACCGGAGGATGGAATCTATATGAAAGCACAGCGATTCACAAAATATTATGAAAGCGAGGAAAAATCATGAGCGAAACAGTAACACAGGTAAATGAAACCACACAGCAGATTGTAAGGAGTAGAACTTGCGGTCTGAAAGATTTCTACATCGCACTGGTGCAGAGCAATACTGCAACAGCATACACAGCCGGAACTCCGGTGAAATTAGCGAGGGCAATCAAAGCGAAAATTGATGAAAAGTGGACAAGTGAGAAAATCTACTCCGACGATAACACCGAGGAGGTCATCACCTCATACGAGGGAACAGATGTCGAACTGGAGATCAATGCTCTTGCACCGCAGGACAGAGTGATTCTGTTCGGGCAGTTGTACGAGAAAGGATTCTTGAGAAAGTCATCTGACGACAGAGCACCGGAGGTCGCTGTCGGATGGAGAGAAAGAAAACTCAACGGGAAATATGAGTTCAAGTGGCTTTATGTCGGAAAGTTTGCAGAGGGTATCAGCGAGGAGGCAAGCACTAAAGAGGGAAAATTGTCACCTACAACAAAGAGCATCAAGGGCAGTTTCTACGAGCGTAGCATCGACAATCTGTATGAGGTATCTGTTGATGAATCCAACCTTGTAGCAGAGGACACGGATGCAGCAACAGCAATCAAAGACTGGTTCTCAAAAGTGCAGGAAGCACCGGACGCAGCAGCGTAAAACAAGAGAGGATATAACAGGAGGATAATTCAATGAATAGAAAAATTATCGTGAATCATAAAGAGTTCAAAATGGAGAAAATGTCTGCGGACACATACATGGAATATCTCGAACTTGCAGAACAGATTGACGCTGCGACATCCGAGAGAGCGTCAAAAAGATACTCACGACAGGAAATTGAGGCGATGATGTTGTTCATCTGCAAAGCATACGGAAATCAGTTCACGGTTGACGAGTTAAAGGACGCAGAGAGCGGACTGGATGCAGCAGGAATCGTCATCGAGTTCAACATGATTGACATGGGAATCGCAGAGGAAATGAACAAGAGAATGGACAAGATGATGAAAAATTTTCAGAGTGGCAAGTGATTCCGGAAATAACAATCACTTGCAGCACAGGAAAAGTATTCATCAATAACATAACGGTTGAGCAGTACAAGAAATATGCTGCACTCATGGAGAAAAACGGTTCGGACAAAATAACGGATGCACTGTTTTTCAACAAAAGAATTATTCAAGAGATATTCGGAAACAGGATGTCTCTCGATGAACTGGGTGAGGTGGATGTCATTGAATTTCTGACAGCATCAAAGGGGATTCATTTCATCATGCAGGATATTGTTTCCGATGCGTTGCTGAACATTGTCGAGACAGAGCCAATCGAAAGAGAGACATCTGCGTTCGACGAATATGACCGTGAGAATGGGTATGAGGACGAGGAGCAGGAAGAACAGAACACATGGAAGATATGCGGAGAAATCGTTGACCGTGTGACAAAAATTGCGATTCGGCTCATGCGGGAATCATACGGGCAGTGCATGAAAGAAAATATCATTGAACTGCTGAAATATCTGAAATTTGAACTTGAAACGGTGAACGAGAACACATAACACAGAGAGGAGGAGAACCGATGGCACATACAAGCGTGAAGATTTCAGCAAATTCGTCTGATTATCAGTCACAAATGAAAT